TCCACTACCATTCTTACCAACCAAAAAACCTTTCAGGAACGTGATCAGCTCATTAGCGATATCTTCTTTATCTTTACAAAGAAAAGTTTTCAACGAGCGTAATGCGGAATACACGTTATGATCTGTCGCCGGGGTTGAGTCGTGGCTTCCAATCACATACACGCCGCTGCCACCACCGCCCGTATAGGTCTGTCCTTTCAGAGTAAGGCTCTCAACCTTCTCCTCCAGCTCGCCGATACGGGAATAGGCAGCCGTCTCACCAACGGTATAGACAGGCGAATCAAACGGGAAATCCAAGTTAAATTCAAAACCGATAATCCTTGACTGCCTTCCGTTATCGAAATAGGCTTTGTTAATAAGATTAACCTTTTGACCAATGCTGTAGAGGTTATGAATGCCGTCCTCGCGGTATGCGTCACCGGACATCATCGTGCAGTCGTAAGTACTCGGGTCAACCTTTGATTTGGAAGCGTATTTTTCCGTCTTGACCTTCAGTTCCTGTTCTGCAGCACCCACAAGCCCCAGTTCGGTTATTTTCGTGCTGTCCCAGCCGGATAGTACATATTCATCTCCATCCTGGGGAAAGAGCACATCGCCGGGAAGCGGTCTGCCGTAGTCCTCATTCCTGACTATCTCCCATAACTGTGCCTCAGGGTTCCATCCGCCATCCTCCAGCTTCTCCGGCTTTCCCTCAGGATTGAACTTCACGGCGAACTCCAGACCGTTGAGAAGCCCGGACGCGAAACGTATCCTCAGCTCCTGACCGGGGAGGATATATTTCTCGGAAAAGTTAACACCTGTATCCCTGAAACGGTAGGCATTCCATTTTTCCTCAGTGGTTGTGCCGTCCTCATTCTCCACCTTGTCCGTCACCTCGATGGTAGTAACATCCGACATGGTGCCCGTTCTTCGGGGATAGACTTCATCGAAGATAACCACCTGTTCAATGGCTTCCTCGGTGGTCATATTGGGATAAGCGTCTATGTACGGGGTTCCTTCGGGTAACATCAGCCTGCGCTGCACCACACCGTTCACAACCACGGTCTCATCAACCGGACGGTAGTTAGAAGGGATGTTCTTTGTCGAGCCGAAAGCATAGATTCTTGTCGCATAGGTGGACCGGGATTCAGATCGTGGCATTTCCTGCACGTTTTTCTCGATCTCGAAGTCCACCGCGTCGCCAAACTCACAACGCCCGAAATGGATTATATTCTCGGTTATCCAGCACTCGCAATCCCATTTTTTCGCCATGGAGAAACAGGCATCCAAAATGTTGATGTTCTCATAAGACATCAGTTGTGATTTGTTCTCTACCGTACTGTCAATGGAGAAAACAAAATCCTGTCCTTTGTATGTGTAACCAAGAGCCTTTAAATTTCTCAGGACTATACCGGCTTGTACGTCAAGCGGGGCAGTCAGGTTCCAGGACGCCTCCTGTCCGGCCGTCTCCGGGGTATATTTGAAGATTTTGTTTTTCCATTTCCAATAATAGGCATCAAGCTGAAACTCATAGTCGTAGCCGGCGGTATTGGTGTTGAATGCGGGCTTCTGCAAATCGCACACTTCGAACAGTCCGAAGTCACACTCCATGTATGAGCCAAGTTTGAAATATATGGGATTATCCAAGGAGAACTTTAATGTGATGTAGTCCTCCTTCATCAGAGTGAACTTACGCTTACAGCCTTCATTAATCAGAGTTGTAAGCAGGATAGCACCGGATATGTCTTTGATGTCGATTTGTTTCATGTCTTCAAAGTTCGGAGATAAAAAAAAGAGTGCCCAATTTTGAGCACTCACATACACGACAATAAAACCAATGTCGTGAATTAAGTTCTGTTGGCCGGATTCGGCTCATTGAACTTGGCTGAAATTTTTCCGAAAGTTCGGTCTAAACTCTGTGCGTAAGTGATACTTTTACCGAGATAAACCAGATGATAAATCTCGCTACTATTAGCCGAGACTTGAATATCAACCTTGCCCTTATAAAGTTCATCGAAGAAAGCTTTTTTCTTTGCTTGATAATCAGATTGGGAATTTCCTTCAATTGTAAAAGAAAGTGTTATTTCCCTCTCATCGACTTTCGGATTATTGATTATTACCCGCTTCCCATGTTCAAGTCTGCTTTTGTTCTCAATAAAATCCTTCATGGGAGCGGATGCCCCAATAGCATCAAGAAACCCCTCTCCCATTCTCACACCCCATGTCGTGTAAGCGTTTTCGCCATTAATTAATAATTCATCCATAGACTATAATTTTGCTGTATTCTTTTTAACTTCTGCTATATCTCTTTGCATCTGTTGAATAGGTTTGACGATTGCCCCTGTATTTTCTGAAATCTGTACCAATTCAAGATAGGATTGCGCTATCAAATCCCGCGTATCATCAGCAATATTTCTTGTTTCCGTATTTATGGAAAGTAGAGCATCTGCTTTTACTGTCAGTAGATTAAGTGATTGAGATTGAATGATATTCTGATTCTTTATCTCTTCTCCTGCAATATGCAATGCTGTAAACCTACCGCTTAGTTCTCCTGCATCTTCATGTGTCATTTCAGTGCCGAACCCTCTTGATGAAGAAGATTGGGAATAGGACTCCTGTGAAATCTTGTCATATCCGGTTGCTGCGGCAAGCTCGTCACGAAGCTTCATGGCTTCCTCCACATATTTCATATATTCATCCTGCAAGGCTTCTCTCTCTACTTCGGTCAGATTGTTATCCTCCATGGCGGCACCGAACTTCTTCCACCACTCTTCGAGTTTCTCGCTGTACATTTCACCGATTTTATTACTCAGCATGGCACGCATGAAATACTCTGCTATATCTTCCGCTGCATCTTTAGCTTCATACTTCATATCCATAAGATTGTTCACAAAGCTGTCAAACATTCCATCGAAAGTGATACCAGTAAGACCTTCATAGAGTTTGTCTGTAAGTTCTTCCAGCTTACCAGCTTGCTCAACATAATCATTCAACTTGTCAGTCAAACGCTCACCATAACCACCCTTGCCAGTATTCTGAATCTTCTCCCACATATCAACATTACTGCGGAGCACTTTCATCTCTTCAGGAGAAAGGGACCATATATCACCGTTCCAGTTTCTGCCTATCTGCTGGCTAAGACGAGAGATTTCCTCTTGGTTGAATCCTCCCCAATAGTAGTTCCAGCTATGATGGGAATTGGAGTATCTAGCCTGTTCCTGTGCAATTTTTTTATAGTTTTCTTCCGTCTCTTTTTGCAGTTTCTTCGCATCAGCATACGCGGAAACGGACTTTGTTCCCTTGCTGGCTTCCATTACATCTGTCAAATCCTCAATAGCGGTTTGTAGTGTTTCATTTCGATCGGTAAGCCTATTAATAGCTTCCTCGACTTCTTTTTTATTACCACCAATACCAAACAAAGAATTAAAACCGCCGAAAGAAATCGCATTGAGGATATTGCCTATCCCGTTTTTCAGAGATTCTCCAATTGTTACGAATAAATCACCTGACAAGACATCACCGATAATTCCGCTGACTGCATTCAGGACAGCGTCAAGCAAACCACCCACAAGATTGCTCAATCCGTCTTTGAGTACGTCAATGATGGACAGAATCCATCCGACAATGGGGACCTCCTTAAGAGATTCTGACGTCTTGCCTATCACGTCTTTGAATCCGTTCACCGTCTTGATGATTCCACTGTATGCGTCATATAGTCCGCCCGAAGAAAGTTGTTGCAATCCTCCCAATATATTTTCCATGCTCGCTTTCAGTTTGGTTGCGGTATCGGATACATTTTGTTGGGCTTGATTGGCGATGTCTGTCTGTGTCTTTACGTTGGCGGACGCAATGTCTGCATTCTGCTGCGCTGTTTCAAGAGCGTTTGTAGCGGCTTGTTTCTCGCTTTCTGTTCCGTCCTTTTGTGCCTTGGCGTAGTCCTCTTGCGCCTTTTGAAGTTTCTCTAAGGCGTCCGTTTCGGTTTCTACGGCATAGATGCGGTTTTGCTCAGCTGTCTGATAGGCTTTTACATCCTCTCCAAGTTTCTTGAAGTTGACTCCACTTGTACCACCCAAAGACTTTTCCATCTGGCTGATGGCGTCAATCAATGATTTCTGGCTTGCCTGATCGGAGTTCTTGAACTTGTCAGTCCGTACATATTTTTTTGCTTCGTCCAAGGCAGGCTTTATCATGTCGGAAAACATGGAACCAAACTCACCGAACACAGTAACCCAATCTATATTGGCTTTTATGGCTTCTGTTTCCTTGTTCTGTATGGCAACATCACGTTGTTTCTCCAGTAACTTTACTTGTGCACTATTAACACCGTTTTCTTCCTGTGCTTTCCTTATTTTTTCCGCATACTCTTGGGCGATAGCCAATTTCTGCTGCTGGAACGTGCCATATTCTTTCAAGTAGTCGTTCAAAGCCTGTTGTTCGGCTTTCAGCTGTCCTTCAGTTACATCGGAAATATCTTTATCTCTCATACTTTCGGCATTGGTATAAGCTTCTGAAATTTTCTGTGCCTGCTTGTCGGTCAGTTTACCGTTACCGGCTTTGCTCCATTCTTCCTCCTGTTTTCTTATCGCATCAATCTGTTTCTGATAATCAAGGTCAATCTGTTTCAACTTCTTTTCCGTGCCTTCTCTCATCAGGTTGATTTCATCCTGTTGGTTCTGACGGTGAAGTGAAAGAAGTTGTTCGTCCAGCTTTTCCTGATTTTCCTTTTGCTTTTTTGCTAGATTTTCCTGTCTGGTCAGTGCGCTTCCAGTTACTCCGCCCAGCTCCTTGTATGTCTTTTCGGATGCATCCATCTTATCTTTGGCTTCTTTCACCTGTTTCGATGTAGCCGTCTGATCTTTGATTAATGCCTCATACCCTTTTTTCGCTTTCTCCCATTCGACTTTAGCATTTGCCAAATCCTCTTGATATGTAGTTTCTTTTGTTTCCTGTCTGTTCTCAACTTCCAATTGGGCATTGATTTCCGACAAGACATCTTTTCTTGCGTTTGCCAATTCATTCTTCAGGTCTTCGATACGCTGTGCCTGAACCTTCATTTCGAAACGGTTGTTCTCTTTCCTTGCTAGATTATAAGCCCATTCTGCACTTTTTATTTGTTGTTCCAAAGATTCGACTATAGCCTGTTTTGACTGTGTTCTGGATTTTGAAACCTCCTCATTATATGCCTTCCAAAACCCAGTCAAGTCATGTATATGACCTTTCTCATCGACATACTTCTTAAAGAGTGCAGGATATAGTTTCTCAATGTCTTTTAAGGCTTTAAGTTTAGTGGTCTCGGCTTCTACCTCGCTATTAATGGTGCTAACAAGACCTTCCAAAGTACGTTTCCGATCTTCTTCGTCCGTGTTGAGTTTTTCTATTTTCTTGTTGTACGAGTCCAAAGCACGTTCAGCAGATGTTGTGCTGTCGGATAATGCCCACATGGCAGCTCCAAGCCCACCGATAACGACAGTTAAAGCTACATAAGGATTGGTAAGCATTGCAGCGTTTAAAGCTAACTGCGCTTTTCGTGCTAATAAACGGGCATTGGTAAGTCCAATCTCCACAAGAGTATGTTTACTTTCGGCAGCAGTAACAAGCATCACTGCGGTCCGGTATGTACCATAAGTAACCACTAATCCAGCCAAGACCTTACCTACTGTTTCATAATTCTGAATCAACGAAGTTGTCATTTGAATACCGTCCATGATAACACTTTCCGACTTAGTTCCCAATTCGTTAAACACGGCATCCATCGCATCCTGCATCATAGAAAGCTGACCGTTTATCTCTTTTGAAGCGTTTTCGGACATCTGATAGAATCGACCACCAGCGGAAGTAGCATCTATAAATGCCTGCTGAACCATTTCTGCGGAAATAGCCCCCTTAGACATCTCATCTTTGAGGGTAGCGATAGACTTACCGGTCTTTTCAGACATGATTTGCAGAGGATTAAATCCTGCATTAATCATCTGATTGAGGTCTTGACCCATAAGTTTACCGGCAGCGGACATCTGAGAGAATGCCAAAGTCATAGAATTAAACTTTTGTGTGTTCCCCATAGAAACATCGCCAATAGCTTGTAGATAACGGGGAACTTTCTCGGCTTCAATGTTGAAACCAAGCATCATCTGCGTGGCTGCTGTTACATCAGAAAATTCCAAAGGTGAAACTTTAGCAAACTCACGAACTTGCGACATGAGTGCATCAGCTTTCTCTTTACTACCTAATAATGTTTGAATGGCTGTATCAGCAGCCTGGAACTCACCACGAACACGTATGATTTCAGAACCTAATGCCTTTAATACCCCGGCACCACCGATAACCGCCAAGGCTTTCTTCCAAGAAATAGCAATACCGTTGTTACTCTCTACGATTTCCTTAGCATTATCATTGTAAAGGGCGTATTCATCCCGAAGTTTCTTTACGGAAAGACGCGCTTCGGCTTGTTGTTGGGTTAATCCAAATAAAGCTGCCTTTTCTTCATCAAGAGCTTTGCGGGCAGCATTGTATTCTTCTAACTTGCTATTTGCTGATAACGGATTCCTTTTCAATGCTATACGATAAGCATCCCCAAGTCGTTTTACATCCGCTTCAATATCCTTAACTACCGCTTTTTGAGCAAGAATCTTCTCTGTGAATCCATTCACGGCCTGGGAAGCATCGAAGATTTTCCTTTTGAATCCCGTTTCCATCTCCGCTCCAGCTTTGGCTGCATTAGTCACCAACTCATCCAATCTTTGGTTGGATGCAGCAAGTTGGGCATTCAAAGCCTTGAAAGCAGCAGGAGACTGCGTGCCATCCATGCTCATTAACTCCTGCTTTAACTTCGCAATTTCATTACGAAGCCTTACAACTTCTTCCCAGTCGCTACCTACCTTAAAATATAATTTCGCCATATCTATTTCTTTTTCCTACGATTAGCTAATTCCTTACCGCTGATTCTATTCACCTTTTGACCACTTACGGTATGAAGTTTATCCCGTTGCATCATCAACAGATTCCTATAAGGGATAACCTCAAACACTTCTGTATAACTCAAATGAAGCGTGTCAATCAAATGGGCTATCTGCCCGAAGAACGTTGTGTTTCCTACTGTTTCGGTCTTGCTGCCAGCATCGACACGTTCCTCATCGAGCTGACACACTGAAAAGCCGAAATATCCATCATGGAGAAACAGGTTTCCAAGCCATTCTTAATTTCGTCAAAAGTCCCGTTTTCCAAAGCCTTAGCCAAGTCCTCACTGCCGCAGATGAAGCAGGAAACGCCTTTCAGCATATCTTCGGTTACTTCGGGAAGTTCCTTGATTGCCTCTACAATATTATCTCCCTCCATACCGACATTGGAGAAATGATGGATGGCACGGCAGATTATTTTGATAGTAGGCGGTTTGATGGTATAGGCCACTCCGCCTATCTCCACATTTTTGAAGTCCATTCCCAGCAGGGCATCGGACACTATTTTTGCTGCTTGATTCATATCTTTAAATTAAAAAGGCGGTGAGCAACCACCCACCGCCGTCCTGAAACAATCTGTTACCCTAAAACTTACGCTGTCAACGCATTGATGGCATCTTCCTCGTAGTTGTATTCAGACGCCACCCCTGCTATCTTGGGAGTCTGAACCAACCCACGAACCGCAATGGCGATTGCCTTGTCCGTATTCGCTTCACGGGCTACAATCTGGGCATTGGGGAAGATGAACCAGACGTTATCATCCGTCAGGCAGAAAAGAGCCTTGTTGATTATTTCTTTTGTCAGGGGGCGTTTCCAGCCTACCGCAACTTTGCTCCCTTCCTCCCCTGTTTCAACGATGGAACCGCCCATGAGGGCAGCTTTGGTTTTCCAATCGTACTGGCCGATGGAGAAAGCCGGGGTAATATCGCCGGGAGTTGTGTCATAACGGTAGTTCTGACCATTCAATTGATTTTTATACCCCGTGACAGACGCTTCCGTTTCTTCAATCTGCCACGTTTCCCCGTGCACGTTTGATACTTCATCTTTAGCGGTAATAGCCGCCTGGATTAGAGTCTTTGCGATTTCGGGGGTAATATCTGCCGTAATCTTAGAGGTGTCGGCAAACAAGATTCTCTTAATTCCTACTGCTGAAATCATAATCTTATAATTTTACATTTAAAACTTCAAATAAAATTCTCACATTCACGTAATGGCATTTCAAAGCTGTATCCGCTTCCGTGCCAATTGATTCGATAGAATAACGATAGGTTATACCGTCATAGGTGCTTACTACATAATCAAACCGTTTCATGACTTCTCTTTCGAGTTCATTCAAACGGATGGTGTTCGCTTCATTCTCGCTCAAATCGGGCACACAAAGATTCACTTCTGCGAAAGATTTCTTCCAATACTTTCCCGGCTGTTGTTTCTTTGTGTGGATAACAATTCTTTCAGAGGTCAATTCACCCGTCAGTGTTTCACCATCGGGTACTATGGCCATTCCGAAAGCCTTGCAATCCCGGTAGAGAATGTTTCCTATGTCGGTAGTTACTATCATACTATCAAATATTGGACGTTTTCGTCATATTCGAGAAATACGTGACAAACCAAATCTCCAAGTTGAACCGTTCCGGCAAATCTTTTTCCAGCCAAATCTGCATCTGATACGTGTTTCCCCGTTCCGTACATATAAATATCCACAAAGCACAATTCTTTCTGATATTCATCAACGATAGCCCATAAGCAAACAGTACCTCGTTGTACTTGAACAGACAATATCCTTGACCCGATAGGCAGACATAGTTTTGAATGATCTGCAACAATCAATTCATACTTGAATATTCTTTTCATTTCTCAAATTCTTCTTTTAATCGTTTCTCCGCATACAGAGCGGCACCACTCAAAACATCAAACCCTTTGGATTCCACGAATGAAGCGTATTCAGCTTCGTTTTTCAGCGTCAGACCGTCTTTATCGACATCGTAATCATTGGACGTTCTCAAAGTGAGTGTATGGTCTTGATAATCCCCATGTTCCTCTGCGTACTTCACGGCTTCATCGCCTACATCAATCATCTTCTTTTCGACCTCCCATTCTCCTTCATCGAAAAAGGAGTCGACATCTGAGAAATCGGAATCTACATCCATAATTCCGAGTAGTTAAAGTAGTTTGTACTCTTTATCGTGTAGACTTCGCCTTGACCTCTTACGCCATCACCATCCATGCAACGTACTTCATCACCAGCCTTGACAGTAATTCTTTTCTCACATACTACATGATAATTAGGACGATACACAGAGCCGTTATCGGATGAAAACTCTTTGGTAGTGTTATCATCACAACGGCACTTACATACATCCTGCCAGCTTTCACCGCCAGTACCGGGAATGGGTCTGCCAAACTCATCCTTTTCCATAGGGGTGATAACCTTTACCTGCAATATGTGTGGAGCGAATATCACAAGAAAGTGCATTTGGGTTTGTTGCTTAATTCGTCTTTCAATCCGTACTTCTTGCACAGGAATGAATAGTAGTCCTTGATACCTTGAATGTTCCAAGACATCGAGAAACCGCTTTCACTGATTGAAGTGGCACGAAGCGATAGAGAGGGGATGAACTTCGCAATCGCCACGAAGACACGACCGTAACAATCCTCGTTCATCTCGTCCTCTCCGCTTATCTCCGCATTCAGACACATATCCAAAAGGTCAGCTTCCGACAAGTTAATGCCGAAAGACTGGAACTTCTGTGATATGTATTCGTTTATCGTCATATTAATATGGTGTAACCAGTTTACTATATGCGGTATAGCTATAATGCGTGCAATACTTTGATTTATAGATGTATCTGAACGGGCATTTGGGAACATTAATTCGTATCCCTTGAATAGCCATTCCCTCTTTTATCGAACACATCATAGCCGGGTTATTTGCAACCAAAAACACGGGATGCGTCATGGTCGGTACAACACAATCAGCCAGAGCCGTTTCCAAAGTGATAAACTGAATATCTGGCAGACCAACATCAACCGATGGATTCACGTATTCACACTTAGAAGATTCCACACTTGATGCCTGCACGCTCAACGAAACCAAAGACATCATTAAAAAGCCACACATGGCAAAAATAAAATTCTTCATTTCTTTTCTGATTTATAAAATTAGACAATGGAAGGGTAGAAGCACTACCCTATCCTTTTACTCGATACCTAATGCTTCTTTCAGTTTGGCTGTTGATTCTTCATCAAGTTCTGCAACCTTACCCAAAAGAGTTTCCTCTTTCATATTGCCGGAAGCCTGCACACCGATGGACTTCAAAGCCTCAATCAAAGTTTTCTTCTCGAACTCTTTCTCAAAGAGGGAGATTTTCACCTCCTTCTTTTCTTCAGTGGTTTTCACTTCGGGAGTTTTCACCTCAACCCTTTCGACAAGTCTGCGACTTTCCATATCCAGCACACGGGTCTCCTCACCGACTTCAATCACTTCACCGGGAGTATAATACTTTCCGGTGAACTTGTCGCGGAAAACTGATATAACCTTTACTTTCATATCCTACCCCCTTATGCTGATTGGATGGATGCAATTTCGCTCAAATCGAAATTGGTTATCAAATCTGGATTGGAAATCTGCGGAATCCACTCTGCCGTATATTCCATGTAGCGACCGTTTTTGTCACGGTAGTTGGAGATAAGCATCTGCCCCTCTGACGGGATATAAGTACGTCCTTGTACTGGGTCTGTCGCTTCATACGGGGTATGATGGCGCATATAACCAATGTTGTCAGAAGGTAACAGAGTAATACGGTTATCCGCGTAAATCTGCACATTCTTTCCCGTCTGGTCTTTCACGTAGTCCTCCTTGATTTCGATGCGAGGCAGACCGATACCGGTGAACACTTCGGAAGCCAAAGAAGAGGAAACCAATCCCGTACTCAACTTCATCTCATTAGAACCAAGAATCATCTTGTACTGCTCACCAAATTCAGATGAACCGAGCACGAACTTGTTGAAAGAAGCGCGTGTCATAATCATCTTGGCATAAACGCCATAGTCCGGTGCCAAAGAATGGAGTTTCTCTCTCAGGTAAGAGATGAACATGTTCTTTCCGTCCACAACCACATCTCCACTTTTCGGCTTGATAAAATTGAACGGAAGGGTAATCTCCAGCAGTTTATTATTGGTCTGACCGGAAGTTATTGCAGCATCCTTGTTGTAAACGGTGGCTTCACCAAGCATCAACAAGGCACCAACAATAATATCCATGCGCTTGTGAGCAGCAAGGGTAATCTGACGGTAATCATCTGCCAGGAAGTTTACAATCTCTTCCATTGCGGCCTTTTGGTCTGCCGGTTTAGCTACATTGAACTTGTCAATTAAATCCTGCAACTCGGAAAGTCGGTCGATGGACATCTGATAAGCATCGCCCAAGTAGGCAATCTCACCATATCCGGAACCAATGTTCCTACGTTCACGGATGGGCTTTTCGCCAAAACGTGAATTGATGGAACCTGCCATAACTCCGGTTACAGAACCGATATAATCTTTGAACACGCGAGTAGTTACTCTGCGGAAAGTAAGATACTGCTGCCAATAGATTGTATCTTTACGCGTCCGGTTTACACGTCTGATGATAGCGGAAACAATGTTCGCATCATCGAATAATGTCTGAATCGTTAAAAACATATCCTACCTCCTTACTCGTTAAATTCAAACCATCCCTTCATGTTGGCTTTATCGTTCTCGGAGAACGGCATAGCCAGTTTTGAAGGTTCAATCTCTGCGGCTGTACGAAGCAATGAAACCAATGTAATTCCGTCCTCTACTTTCGTCCGGTTAAACAGAGCCGAATTTGCAACGTACTTCTGTTTCAAGCCGTCAACCGCAACCGCATTGAAAAGTACAGTATCTTTGGCGATATTCTCACCGAAAGCAGCCTTGATAGTCAAGACATCGTAGTTGGCATTAGATTTGTCAATAGCTGCGACCTCAGCACCTTTAGTGCCGCTTCCGACAAACATTCCCACATAAGCCAAAGAGTTCTTGGCTACCTTGATAGACAAAGCCTCCGCACCGGTGGTATAGGCTTCCACAACTCTCACGTTGATTACCGCATAAGCGAACTTGTTTTTCAAGTCCGCACAAATCGGCGTAAATACGGGAAGGAAACTTCCCACTACTAGGTTCTGCGTGTCGAGTTTGAACGGGCCACGTCTACGAATACCGGTCTGGACATCGTAGCGTTCCTCTTGCTCAACGAGCGGAACCAAATCATACTTAAATCCTGCTGACATAATTAATTCTTGTTTTGTTCAACAATAGTTTTCGTTCCCTCGTCAATCATCTTAGCGATAGATTCAGATTCTTTCTCAATCTTCTCTTCCGCTGATTCGGGAGGGGTCACGCCTTTGAAGCCGTCATTTGCGAACTCCTGCTTCAAGTCCTTGAAGTATGCGTCCAAGTCCTCATCGTCCTTAATGGCGCATCGTTTGGCGTAGTTTTCGGGAATACCATACTCCTTTGCCTTTGCCAAAATCTGCTGGCTACGTGTTGCTTGAGCCTTTTCCGTTTCAAACTGTGTTAGCTTATCAGAAAGGTTCTTGTTGGAGTCAATTAAAGCTTGCGCCCATGCAGGCACATCGTCTTTATTCTCTTCCGTTTTGGTGGTTGTGGTAGTCTCGATTGGCTTTCCGTCTTTCAGGTTATGCTTCTTTTCGTAGTTGGAAACTGCGGTCTTGGAAGCATCCCCGGCACGGAAATCACCATAAGAATTAAGCACGTCCGAAAAACTGATACCCTCAACAATTGAGTTTACCTTTGTCTCGTCCGTTACACCCTCTGCCTTTTTGGTGGCAATGCGGGTAAGAATAGCAGTGTCCACCCCAGCGAATTTCTGTTGTAGCCCTGCTAAGATTTGTTCTAAGATTGTCATACCGTATGAATTTGATTTATAAATTTCTACGGTAAATTTCGTTATTTATAAAGAAGGTGAAAAATTATCAGATAGGTGATACACGACAATGAAACGATTGTCGTAAAATGGTATAAAAAAGGCGTGAAACCGAATGAATCACGCCTAAATATTCTTCTTATGAACTAATCAGAAACCCAACATCGCGGCTGGAGGTATATTCAGCACTCGACATAGCAACCTCGCAATTTTGAGGGTCGGTTCCGAACGTCCAGAAATATAGTCATTCACACGCGATGGACTTATTCCAATCTCACCAGCAAGTTGCTTTTGACTCATCCCTTTCTCTTCAAGAGATAACTCTATCAATTCCGCAACAGTCGGTTTTTCTATCGGATAATGTTCTTTTTCGTATGCTATCACAATATCGGACATAACTGTAAGCTCCACCGCATTTTTATCGTTTGCAGGCGTTTTGTCATCAACCAATGGCAGAAGTTCCTCCACTCTCGCCAAAGCAAATTCATACTGTTCTTTCGTTACTTTATTCATACTTCTATCTCTTAAATGGTTGAACAATCTATCTTATCGTAATCTTTATGAGTACCAACCCAGCGAATGAAGACGTACCCAATTGTAAACTTAACAACGACAACCAACCGATAGTTGTTGCCTCTGATATTGAATACATAGTGTTGGTTACCTACATAATCAACTGAAAGAAAATCCACTTTAATGTCTGATAGGTTCTTCCATTCAGCTTTTTCCGCTATATCATACCAACGTTCTAAAGCTATGCGTGAATCTTCATAGCCTTTCGTTTCGTAGAACTCTTTCAATTTCTTATGTGATACAATTCTCATATCTCATTTATTTGATGCAAAAATATGAATTAATTTTGAATTATAAAATTTTTCCAAGAAATATATTCTATAATATAGAATTTAGTAATAAAAAAGCGGAACTAAATTAGCTCCGCTCAATAGTACTATAAAAACATGAAGCAATGAATTATCCCTTGGGGTTAGGAGACGCTGCATTGTTATTCTTTGCCCCTTGTTCCTCCTTGATTTCTGCAAGCTCCTCTTCTACCCTATCAGCATTCCCGGCAAACATGATACCTTCACGGGTTGACCAAATCCCACCACTGACAGCGGAAACGGCAGTAGTCACCTTATCATTCAAATCATCAATCAGCCTTTTCGTTTTTGATTTCAATTATCATTTTATCTGTTAAGTTACGTGATCGCAAACAATTTATCACTGAAACAATTAGCATTATGGCAGACGAAATAAAACCAAATACAAAAACAGCATACCAAATATCATGTGATACCCCTAAAAAGTCTTTATCGAAATTGCAAGTTAATAGACTTAATAAAATTGTTACAGATATACCAGCATAGCTAATCCAATCTCTAGTTTTCTTTATTCTATTTACAAACTTGCCAAATATCAACCTTAATTTATCTTCGGTGATAATTATTACATCTGATTTTGTATTAGAACAGACATTAGAAATAAATCCATTTTCTTGGGGTAAAAACTTATTTTCCATTTTGTTCCTCCATTTCTAACAAATAGAAATTAATTAATAAACTTTTGTTTTCACAGCCCAACAAATCAAAAACTCTATAATTCAAAAATAATTGTTTTTTTCTAAAGTTACCAATAAATATAGCTTCACTATTTCCTCCACCAAAAGAACCTATAAAATTTATCAACTTAATTTGTAGCTTTACGCCAGATTCAATATTAAATTTCAACAAGCCCTCCTTTTCATCTTTATTGGTTTCAAAAGCAAAGGAAATATATAAATCCTTATCACTTGGATCTTCTAAAGTGATATCTATAGGTTTTCCTTCAACTTGCGTAACAAAAATAGAATCTAATAATTCATATTTTCCACATTGTACTTTCATATTATTGCACTTTTAAATTACTTGCTAAATTCTTCACATCTTCCGCAGACTTCACCTCATGTACGATATCGCCTACCTTTACGAAGCCTACTATATCTCCAGTGTTTGACTTTTCAAATAGTTCAGTAACCGGAACACCCAAAGCATCGGCTATTTTTTCTAAAGTGCCAATAGTCGGATTTCCTCCCAACATTTTAGAAAGACTTGCTTGAGCCACTCCTATTTTAGATGCTACCTCCGCAAGAGTAACACCTTTCTCCTTGCATACATCCTTAACTCTTAATTCCATATATAATATATTATAAGTTTGATTTCTGATACAAATATACGCATTATATATTATAATATAATTTTTCACACTGAAAATATATTATATTATATTTTATTAACAGTAACAATATTGCCGTTTATATAATATAGTCTATATTTGCATGCATAAAAATAGAATATATTATATAACACATAAAATATAAGTAGTATGAGCACAAAATTTAGAAGTCAGATGAAAGAGGTTATGCAAATGGCATGGTCTTTTGTTCGCAAGAACGGTTATTCAATGAGTGAGGCATTAAAATGCGCATGGGCTAATTTGAAACTGAAAACGGCTTTGAAAGTGAAGATAGTAGAGTTCTACTTCAAGAAAACCGACGGTACGTTACGTCAAGCCTTTGGCACTTTAATGAGTGACAGAGTACCCGAAACAAAAGGTACAAAGAAAACGGCTGATAATTGCCAGGTGTACTTTGACACTGAAAAAGAAGAATGGCGTTGTTTCAAGAAATGCAACCTTGTTAAAATCGCATAATAACAGTGGTAAACGAAATTAAGTATAAACACGTAAAATATAACGAATATGAAAACAGAAGAATTAGTAATTGACATGAATAACCTTTATGTACAAGGATTAATAAAAGTGATTAACGACTTCATGCTTGAAGAGGCAAGCGGTTGTATTTTTACAGAAGACCGTTTGAAAAGCAATATTGAGAAGCTGAAAGACGTATTTCCAGAAGAACGCAAACGGATGGTAATAGCAGGGCGTGCACCAATGTTCTCGTCACCGACTTCGGGTTTGTATAAGCTAATATTTAAAAACTAAACATACACGATTATACAAAGGCAGCCTTCGCACGACTTTAAAGGCTGCTTTTATTATTCACTCTTAAATGAAATAATTATGGATGAAATTTGGAAAGACATTGAAGGGTACGAAGGTTTATACCAAGTATCAAATTTAGGCAGGGTGCGAAGTTTGGATAAATACAGAAATGGAAGAAATGGCGCACAAGTATTTTGTAAGGGAAAAATATTGAAGCCTTTCAAATCAGGTCCAGCTAATTATTTGACTATTGCATTGGGAAGAAAGAAAAAAGCGTACATACATCGGCTGGTAGCAATTGCATTTATCCAAAATCCCTTAAACAAAAAAGAGGTTGACCATATCAATTGTGATATAACAGATAACACAATTGAGAATCTAAGATGGGTTACGCGAAAAGAAAACCTTAACAATCCCATTACTAAAAAACGTAATAGCGAATCACGCAAGGGCTGGTATCAACCCAAGGGTAAAGAAAACAAAAGGTCAAGACCTATCCTTCAATATTCTTTAAATGGAGAATTTATTAAAGAATGGGGAAGTCAAAGAGAAATTAAAAGAGCACTTGGGTATTCTAACGGCAATATATACAACTGTTGCGCACTAAAATCCAAAACAGCCTATGGCTATATATGGCGGTTTAAAGAAATGCAGGTTTAGTTACCTGCATTTCTATTTTGTTCCTTATTTAGAATTTCATCTTCTTGTATCTCTTTTAAAATCTCATCGACCCTATCGGCATTGCCAGCGAACATTATCCCTTCTCGCCTTGACCAAATTTTGCCTTCTACTGCTCTTACTGCTGTATTTACATTGTCATCTTCTGAATCAATCATATATGGAACCAGTTCTGTTTCTATGTCAATGGTCTGCGATGCCTTGCTAAACTCGGTTGGATTGATAGAGCCTAAAGCAGAAACAATGAAATTTACTCTCCGCTGCAAGAACTCTCCAATGACCTCACCGTGATTTTCTACCGCCATATGTGCACCCATGAACATAAAGCGGAAAGCGGTTCCTGATGCTTTGCCTACCCCCTTCAACGTCTCAAAGGATATTCTTGGAGTGTTTGACATATCATAAGCCATATTAGTGAGTGTTTCTGCTTCAAATTTTACGGTATCATTTGCTTGGTTCCACGTCAGATACTGGGCATCCGCACCCTCTCCGGTGAGTTTGACCATTCTATCCTTAACCTTACCCATGAAGCCCTCTACATCTCCAATTAGCTTCAGCAGTGGGAAGAAATGATAGTCAATGCAATCCGCGTAATTAGAAAGAAGTTTTTCCAACCGGACACGGAAAGTCTTAATCTTTTTGCAATAAGGTTCGGGCCGATAAGCGTAGATAACAGGCAGTTTTGGGAATCCATGAGCAAAAGGAGTTCTTTCTTCATATCCTTTAGATAAATCCCATTGATAAACCATTTTGTCCGTGATAGTCATAAAGCAGGTGACCTCCGAATCATCCATGAGCTTCTTTTTATACTCACGTGAAAAAGCAATCATTTTACCTTCATCGTTGAAGAACGGGTATAGCTTATCACCTCTGAATGGGGACCATAACACGCTTTTCAGTTTCTTGGTGGGCTTGACCTTCCCCCCGAAGGTAGTCTTTATTTTCTTCCAGAACTTCGCCCAAAATGAATCATCATCAGTGACATACCAATACTCGGCTACTTCCTGTTCGGATAACCAAGCACGAACAATCTTCTTGTTCTGATATTTGATTTTGTTGGATTTAAATACAGCCTTTACCGCATCCAACAGCTTCTTTTCATCATCATCAGTCGGAGTGCAATCCATAGACGGTTCTGTGCCGACCGTGAAAGCTGTTTGAATGTTCACTATATCTTGTTCCAATGGAATGGAAATACGGTTCACCGGTTCAGTCTTATACTTTGCTTCGATTTCATAAGTCTTACCAGTTTTTTCATCGAAGTGTTTCTCTGCTTCTTTTTCAAGAACCTTTCTGTCCGGATACTTCTTTTTGTCAACCATGATTTCATGGCGTTCCGGATTCCAATCGTCCCAAAGTTTACAACGGTCGGGAAGTTCAGTTTTCCTACCTTTCTTCAGGTAGTTTATCTTCTGCCCGATGTCAGGGAGTGCTAATATTTTTTCTAAATTCAATGGCATAATCTATAATTTTAGTGAGTAAATATTCCTGTTAAATCTTTCGGTTTCTGAATCTTACCAAGAAGCTCACCCAATACATAGTAACGTACAGCATCTATTCCGTGATTGTCATGGTCTTCCGGTTCGTTGATATAGTTCCCGTCCTTATCCTTTGCCCAAACATACTTTCTGAACTCGCTTTGCAAGTTGTACGAGCGTTTGGTTATATAAATCTCCATATCTTTCATTTTGTCAATTCCGGCATTGATAGAGCCTGCACCTTTCTCTACGGCATATATCTTGATTCCTCCGTTGTGTATCTCTTGAATCAAACGTGGGTCTGCGCTGTCAGCAATGACTTTCAAACCCCACGGGCGAAGAGTCTTGATGATGTCAGAAGAAAGCAATCCAGTACGGTAATCCACTTCATCCAAGTAAAGGGCGTTATCAACGATACCACAACGAATGGAAGCAGACGGGTCATGCGTATAACCGAAGTCTTGCCCGAAAGCAATTTTCTTTGCCCAAGCCGGGAACTCGTCAACAATTCCCCACTTCTTGAACACAGCACCTTCTGCCACGTCAGCCCAGCGACCGATAACCACATGAGCATACTTTTCAGGATTACTCACCTTCATATCTTCCACCTCTTTCAGGAACTCAGGAGAAAGGTTATCCAAGTTATCAAAATACGTGGTATGGATATGAAGTACGTTCGGATGAGTTGATATCTGTACTTGCACGCCATCAATCTCCACCAGTCGATGAGTGTTCTCGATGTATTTCTTGTAGATGAAATGGTTCGAATCGCATGGATTCATAATTATGATTATCCGGTTCTGAATTCCCTTCTTACGGATGGAGAGCATAATCTTGTCAAACTCTTCCTCACTGGTCCATTCCTCCGCCTCATCACAAACAAAGGTGGTGATACCCTGAATTGATTTCAGCTTGGCCGTCTGGTTCCCGGAAGAAGTCTTGATACCACGGAACATGATACGACTGCCGGTCATCCGGTTTACAATATCGGTTTTGGTTGTCTTGAAATACTTCGTTGTTCCGTCCAAATCTATCTTTTCCATCATTTCCGGAATGATAGACATCCCGGCAGATACCATCGTGTAACGGGTATAAAGAATCTGGTGAACAATTTTCTCTACGGGAGTCATTTCAAAAGTCAACCGCTCAATGAAGGTGGAAGCATTGAAAGACTTACCTGAGCCACGCCCACCGGTGATAAGAATTATGAACTTTTCCTTATCCTCGTACAATGGATGATATATTTCTTGAGGTACTATCATTTCAGCTTGTCTTTAATCCAAGAATCAATGTTGATGCCATGCTCTATGTCTGTTGGAATATCAGCGTCTTCTGACTCTTCACCAAACCCTTCTTTTCTTCCTAATGTAGAAAGCAAATAACGAATCATATAACCATCTGGACGTTCACGCCAACCAATAAAATTTCCTTTTTCATCCTTTTCGGGAATACCCAATGCTAGGACACGGGCAGAAACCAAGCATTCGTCAACTAAAGCCCCACGCTCATCCGATATAGCATCCTTAAACTCCACATCGTCTTTCGCCCATTGGTATATAGTTTTCCGAGCCACTTTGAAAATAGCGGCCACCTTAGTCAGATTCCCACCGGATTTACGGAGAATCTTCCTAAAATCTTCTATTTTTGGTTTCTTTCCCATATTCTTGCACACGGGCGCACGTATCTGTTACTTTCGTCACTTAATCATTTTCAATACATCTTCTCCTTTAGCGAACTTGTCATCTGTACTAATACCAAGCAAATCGCAAAAATCTTCCTTAGCTTCATAAGAAGAAAACGACAGCATTATATACGCCTCCTCGTTTTGTTGTCTTTCTATTGCCGAATCTCTTACTTGCTGCTTAACAGCTTTCATGTGTTCTTTTTTCTCCTCGTATGTTTTTTCATCCGTAGGCTGAGTTTCTATTTCATCAAACGATGATACAGAGGATAATAAATCATCCAAAGAATCAGACAAAGGAGGAATAGCTGTATTTATAGAAAGAATATCGTTGAGTTCTCCAATATCCAATCCAACATCCGTATAATCTATATCAGAGATATAACCAGCTATAAGGTCTATATCAGGTTTTGTATTCCCTACTGCCATATATGTAAGCTGTTCCTTTTCAACTTTATCATCTAAATTCACAACCTCTACCTTTACGTCATAATCAGTGCTTGGAGTACCATCATATTTGTTAAACAAAGTTACTACAAAAAAGTGAAATGCGGAAAGAAATAGTGATAGAATTGAGTTACAAGGGTTTCAGTCGTGCTTCCGATTATTCGTGAAGCCATCGCAATCACCGCTGAAGCCAAATCAGGACGCCGCTACGTTACTTGTCCGTAACCATGCCCGAAAGGGCGACAAACGGACACGGATAGCGAAACAAGGCGTTAAGGATTAGTGAGTTACTGACAACCCACGCAACAAATCCGGTTACGGAAAAAGATTGCGCCGTTCCTCCCCGTTTTGCGTACCGACAACGGACTCTTCACCAACTAATTTTGAACCTAAAAAAATTAAGGACGATGAAGAGTACATTTTCAGTAATCTACTACCTCAAGCGTCAGGTAGTGAAAAAG